AGAATTTCCATCCGGCGCATCTTCATCTGCAGGTAGGTCTAATATCTCTTTAAACTCTTGACTATCAACGATTTGTTTAAGTTTTACTCTATATAAATGAGGATACCAAGTAGGCGAAAACCCTTCAGTTGCACGATTAACATCTTCTACAACATAAAATCTTTTTAATGCGACTGCATAATCATTTAATGCGTATTCATCTTTTAAATGGGGCAATTCTATAACATCCCCTGACATAATTTTTCTACCAAGTGTTTTGACAGAACTATTAATATGAATTGTTAAAAATATTGTATCATTTTCTAAAAATATACCAAACTGGCTTAAATTAAAGTCATTGTCTTGTACATTGTAAATGCCTCTAATTGTGTAAATGTCAGGGTCATATTTTCTATCTCTGTTTTCTAAAAATAGCAAGTCCTGTATATTAGTTTCTTTTACACTGTCGTAATGAGGCTGATCAGCAGTTGCATTTGCTTCGCTTGTATTTTCTGGACCAAGATATTTGTGAATATGTAGGTCAGTTCCGCCTACAGTAAACATTTCATTTACCTGTCGGTCTATGAAAGTATAATCTTTGCCCTTTTCTGGTTTGTATAATGATAGTCTTGGCATACACATATTTATCGTAACGATAAATACTATACCGGAGAAACATATATGGCAAACTTAGCAACGAAAAAACAAGAAGTATTTGACTATGTTAATCTATTCCTAGGCGGAGGAATGATTGATGTAGAACTTGATCCTATACACTATGAAACTGCTTTAAATAAAGCATTGAGTAAGTTTAGACAACGTTCAGATAATTCTGTAGAAGAGAGCTATCTTTTTATGCCTACAGTTATTGATCAAAATGAATACACATTGCCAAACGAAGTTGTAGAAGTCCGCCAAATTTTTAGAAGAAGTGTTGGGTCAAGACCAAGTACATCTGCTTCTGGCGGGCCTATATTTTCAATAGGACATACTGCAACAGCAAACAATAATCAAACTTTTGAAGTTAATTATAATTTGGAATCTGTGCAATCTATTGTTGTAACTGTAAATGGAGACACTACAACATCTTATGCAACAGACAGTGCAAGTAGAACAATTACATTTAATACTCCGTTGAATATAGGTGATGTAGTAAGTATTAAATTGTATGCGTCAGGTGAATCAGGAGGGGGAAGTTTATTTGAACCTTTTAACCTAGCGTATACAAATGCATATTTGCTATCTAGTAGCAAACTTGGAGGTATTGCTACTTACGACTTTTTTAGTCAATACCAAGAACTTGTAGGTAGAATGTTTGGTTCATTTATCGAATTTAAATGGAACACACAAACTAAAAAATTAACCTTATTACAACGTCCAAGAGCAGAAGAAGATGTGTTATTATATGTTTATAATTATAGACCTGATTTAGCATTGCTAGATGATTATCTAGCAAGCCAATGGTTAAAAGATTATACACTTGCGGCATGTAAATATATGTTAGGTGAAGCAAGATCTAAATTTGCTACTATTGCAGGCCCTCAAGGCGGCTCAACTCTTAACGGTGACGCATTAAAAGCTGAAGCTCAACAGGAAATGGAAAAACTAGAAACCGAAGTTACATTGGCCGTTCCAGGCGGCGTTGGATACGGCTTCACTATTGGCTAATGTTTGCGCTATAATTTAAACTCACTGTAAATACAGTATGACATACTTTCAAGAAAAAGAAGCAAATCGTTTGTTTTGGATTGTAAAAGGTCATCTCATTCCTGAATCATGGGACGAAAAAACTATTATGTCTACATACGAATCTTATATACGTAGACTTTGGGGTAATATCGAAGCATATCAACATGAAATTGGGTTTGAAGCAGCCTGGGCAAAACGTGAGCTCAAAAAAAGTAAAAAATACTTGACAAAAGCATAGATATTCTATATACTGTAAAGTATATTGTGCAAAGGATAATTTATGTTACCTAAACTACTTGTTGTCGGACACGGCAGACACGGCAAAGATACCGTCTGCGAAATGTTAGAAAAATATGGTTATACGTTTCAGTCTAGTTCTAAGTTCTGTTCTAAACTTTTTATATTTGACGAACTAAAAGACAAGTACGGCTATGCTGACGAAGAAGAGTGTTATGCAGATCGACACAATCATCGTGAGCTATGGTACAATATGATCCATGATTATTGTAGAGAAGATCTTGCTAAATTAGGTAGAAATTTATTCAAAGAAAATCAAATATATTGCGGATTACGTAACAAGCGTGAATTTTTTGCTATGCAAAACGAAGAAATTTTTGACTATGCTATTTGGGTAGATCGTACAGATCTACTTCCTTTAGAATCAAGCAAGAGTATGAGTATTGAACAATGGATGTGTGATTATACTATTGATAACAATGGCGACCTAAAAAGGTTACAGCGAAATGTAGATGTACTAATTCGAACTATCTTTAGAAATCAGGGACTAGGTCACCTTGCTTCCAACGCACCCCGTCCTTTTGAAGAATCCGCTGACAGTTAGCGCATATTGTTTTTAGATTAGTAGGTCTACAATTATTTAAATCTCCATCGATATGAAACACATTGAACTGCTCAGGATGTTTTGAAACAAATCCGCATTTTTCACAAGTATCTTTTTTCTCGTAACCTTTTTGCTTCCATTTAGGAATTCCGTGACCTACTCCGTTGCGCAAACAAGTTTCACATAACTTCCTATAATAAGTTTTCTTACCTTTTTTATAATTTATAGCCGCAGGACGTTGTCCGCATTTACATAATGGTCGCATACTGTATTTACCTCACCTTTTTGGTACCTTTTTCGACTGGTTTACATGCTGGTTTTCTTGATAACGTGCTAAATAGTAGTAACGTAAGAGAATCAACACTTACCGCATAGGAGAAAAAGACATGGCATTGACATCACCAGGCGTTCAGGTTAGCGTAATAGACGAAAGTTTCTATACGCCAGCAGAACCAGGAACAACACCGATGATTTTTGTTGCCTCTGCCGAGAATAAAACAAACTCTTCAGGCACAGGGGTAGCACAAGGTACAACAAAAGCAAATGCAGGAGTACCGTATTTGCTTACTTCACAAAGAGATTTAGCCGACACATTCGGCGATCCATTATTTTATACAGATAACAACAATAATCCAATTCATGGAGGAGAACTTAATGAATATGGACTACAAGCGGCTTATTCATATTTAGGCGTAAGCAACAGAGCTTGGGTTGTTAGAGCTGATTTAGATCTTGCTTCACTAGAAGCTAGTGCAACTGCACCAGCGGCTACACCAGCAAACGGAACATATTGGCTAGATACACAAATTTCAAATTTTGGTATTTTTGAATGGAACGGAAACGCTATTACTACAACAGGCGGTCAAACTTTTACAAATAAAACTCCTATTGTAATTACCGAAAGTGCAGATATGACAAGCGGCACTTTAGGCATTAACGGCACAGACGGAATGGTTCCTCGTGCAACTGTTGGTGCTATCGGAGATTATGCGGTTGTATTTGGTAGCACAGTTGTAAGAATGTTCTACCGTTCCCCAGGCAATAGTAATGCAGGCATAGTAGCAGGAACTTGGGTACTAGTTGGCAGCGACCAATGGAGCTCAAGTCATCCAGCAGTAACAAGTAGCGGAACTATTCCGCAATCAGGATTTAGTCAAGTTTCAAGTAACTTCTTAATCAACGGAACAACAATTACTGTAACAGATGCAGATACATATTCAGATGTTGCAGATGCAATTAGCGGACCAAGCGGACCTACAGGTATTACTGCACAGGTTTTAGATGGCAGACTAGCAATTTACAGTGATGGTACTGCTTCTGCACAAGAAGATTCAGTTGGCGGCGGCGAAGTTGTAATTACAGGTGATTCTACATTATTAGGAGAACTTAATATTACAGCAGGCACATATTATCCACCAGCACTTCAAATTAGTAAACATACACAAGTACCAGAGTTTAAGTCTAGCGACACATACTCACGTCCAACAGGATCTATTTGGATCAAAACAACAGAGCCTGGAAATGGCGCACGTTGGAGAATGAAAGTATTTAATGATGCTACACAACTTTGGGATAGCGTAGATGCACCAATTTATGCAAGCAATGAACAAGCTCTATATGAATTAGATAGAACAGGAGGCGGCGCAAATATAGCTGCCGGCGATATCTATGTTAAATCAAATGTTGCAGGAGATGTACAACCATTAGCAACATTTACAGTATACAAAAGAGATGGTATTGCACCAACTCAAGTTACTGGTTCAGCAATAGACTCAAGCGGCATCACAGCTGGCGATTATGAAATATTCATTAAATCAACAGACGGAGGCGATGCAGACTTTAGTGCGTCATATAGTGTTACGTTTACTACAACAGGAAATGCAAGTGACGCCGATGTTGTTGCAAGCGCAATTACAGGAGCCGCAATTCCAAATGTAAGTGCAGAAGTTACAAGCACAAACAGAATTGTTATTAAACATTCTCAAGGCGGCGAAGTACACATCACAGACGGCATTGCTGATGCTGAAGTTGATGGTCCAGTACTAAGCGAAATGGGCTTTAGTGCATTTACTAATGTAAACACTGGAACACCAGATTTATATTATGCTCCAGGTACAGACGGAAGTACAACTCCAATGCAATTACAAGCAAGTCTTTGGAGAGGCACTATTAACAGTGCAGGATCAGAAGTTGCATTCTACACAGCATCAGAAGATCCAGTTACTTCATTAACTGACGATGGTGCATTATGGTATAACTCAATTGTAGACGAAGTTGATTTAATGATTCATAACGGTACTACATGGGTAGGTTATAACTTTGCAGGACGCGGATCACAAGGAGATGCAAACTTTATTGCTCCTAGTCCTTATACTGGAACAAACCCAGATGGACCTATTGTAAGTTCTACAAGACCAACAGAACACACTGACGGTAACGGACTTGTAACAGGAGATATTTGGATTGATACTTCAGATATTGAAAACTATCCAATGATTTACAAGTATAATGCAGAGTTAACAAATACTCGTGCAGAAAATAGATGGGTACTACTTGACAAGTCAGATCAAACTTCTGAAAATGGTGTATTATTTGCAGATGCAAGATATAATACAGCAGGTTCAAACTCAGACACAGCAGGAGACATTGACGAAATGATGCTAAGTGCATACATGGACCCAGATGCTCCGGATCCAGCACTATATCCAAAAGGAATGATCCTTTGGAATCTAAGACGTTCTGGATTTAATGTTAAGAAGTTTGTAAGAAATGCTATTAACTTAAATGAAGATAACGGACGCTTTGATGATGAAGCAATGGATGGATATTATCCACACCGTTGGGTTACAGAATCAGCTAACCAAGAAGATGGTTCAGGTAGCTTTGGACGTAAAGCACAGCGTAAAGTTGTTATCCAATCACTACAAGCAATGGTTAACTCAAATGATGATATTAGAGATGACGAGTCAAGAATCTTTAACTTGATGGCAACTCCAGGATATCCTGAGCTAATTGGCGAAATGATTAGTCTAAACTATGACAGAGGCTTGACAGCATTTGTTGTAGGCGATAGCCCAGCAAGACTAACACCAGATGCTACTTCATTAAACAACTGGGCAACAAACGTTAACCTAGCTGTTGAAGATAATGACAACGGATTAGTAAGCCGAGATGAATACTTTGGTGTATTTTATCCATGGGGCTTTACAAGCGATAACTTTGGTAACAATGTTGTTGTTCCTCCAAGTCATATGATTTTAAGAACTGTTGCACTTAGCGACCAAGTTAGCTTCCCATGGTTTGCACCAGCAGGTACAAGACGCGGCGGCATTACTAACGCTTCAAGTGTAGGTTATATCGATAGTGAAGGCGAATTTACAAGCATTGCACTTAACGAAGGTCAAAGAGACACACTATATGCTCAGAATGTAAACCCAATTACATTCATTACAGGTGCAGGTCTTGTTAACTTTGGTCAGAAGACTCGTGCAAGAGGATCGAGTGCATTAGATAGAATCAACGTAGCACGTTTGGTAATTTACTTACGTAGTCAATTGAATCAACTTGCTAAGCCATATATCTTTGAACCAAACGATAAGATTACACGTGACGAAATTAAACAAGCGGCAGAGAGCTTAATGCTTGAGCTAGTAGGTCAAAGAGCACTGTATGACTTCCTTGTTGTTTGTGATGAATCAAACAACACTCCGAGCAGAATTGATAGAAATGAACTATACTTAGACATTGCTATTGAACCTGTTAAGGCTGTTGAATTCATTTACATTCCATTAAGACTTAAAAACACAGGAGAGATTGCAGGTTTATAAAGCATAAAAATAGGCCCCTGGAATATGGGGCCTAAATTTGCTAAATACTTGTAACAGGAGAACAAAGAATGGCAATTTCAACATTATCGAAAATTACAGTTCCTTTAGCAACAGGGGATAGTGCTAGTAACCAAGGCTTGTTAATGCCTAAACTACAGTATCGTTTCCGTGTTACATTGGAAAATTTTGGTGTTACTACACCAAGCACAGAATTAACAAAACAAGTTATTGATGTTAC